AATGCAGGAAGAGATCAGAGACATGATCGAAGACACCTCTCTTTCTCAGGAAGAGCGTGTTGCAAAGACGGTTGAGATGGCTAATAAAATGGCTGAAACTCAAATCGGTCTGCTAATGGATCTGAGTTCAGCGGTGACGGCAGAAATAGGTACTCAAACAGACGCTGGTATATTGGCTGCTTCTGCATTTGCTCAGCACGTTCTTGGACTCATCGCGCAGATCAGAAGCACCGCTGATGGAGCTGGAGAAGCCGCGACAAGAGGAATTGTAAGAACATCACCAAAGCCCGGCAAAGGCGGCAATGCTCGCGCTTCAGCTATGAAGCGTCTTACAACCATGATCGAAGATGCGGATGAAAAAGCTGTCGAGCTTGGTAAACGCCTGGTCGATCCTTTTGCCTATGAACTTCCTAAAGCTATCGATTCCGCTAAGAAGAAAATTGATAAACTTGCGGAGAAAATCTCTGGCGGCAAATGGACCGATCAGATGAAGTCTCTGTTCAATCAGCTGTCCACTAACGCGATGACTGAAGAGATGATCAAGATGGCAGAAGCCACCAGAGGCATCGAACGGTCTTTGATGGGCGAGAAAACTGCCAGAAAAGAAATCTATGACGAGGAAGTTTCTCGCATCAAGCAGATGAAAGCCAAGCTCATTGAGATGGGCATTTGGCGTGTCGAATGGGAAGGGACTGTTCAGGCTCAACTGAATGCTCTTCAAGAGCAGTATCAGGCTCAAAGCCCGTTGGGTGAGTTCTTCAATGAATGGAAAGACCTGTACGACAATATCGAACAGGTTGGCGTAGACGCGATCAAGTCTCTGAGCCAAGGCATCGCAGACATGGTAACAGAAGGTGAGGCTGACTTTGCAAGCCTTGCCCGATCAGCCGTGAACTCTTTGCTTCAGATCAGCATTCAAGCTGGTTTGTCTGGCCTTGGTGACATTTTCAAAAGCGCAGCAAGTGGCATTTTCTCTGCGAAAACCACAGCGAAGGTTGCCCACAGCGGCGACATCGTTGGCTCTTTTGGTGGCAGATCGAGAAATGTTGATCCTTCCATGTTCATGAACGCCGGCCGCTTCCATGGTGGAGGTATGCCTGGTCAGGAGGTTCCAGCCATTCTTGAAAAAGGTGAAGGTGTCTTCACTGCATCGCAGATGAAAGCTATCGGGGCAGGGGCCTTCTCTAAGAGCCAAGATGTCAAAGTGAACCTGATCAACAACTCCGGTCAGCAGCTGGACTCTGAGCAAGGCAATGTTCGGTTCGATCCAAATGGAATGATCTTGGATGTTGTTCTCAAGGCAGCAAAGAAGCCTGGCTCTTTCCGTGACTCACTCAAAGGAGCGCTTTCAAAATGACCATGGCCGTACTTCTCAAACACGACAGTAAGAAGTTCAGGGAGTCGGTTCGTGAAGATCCGACAATTGACTTCGAAGCAGAAGGCGGCTGGATCATTTCACGCCCGCTTTACACCAAAGCACCAGCGCGTGTCTTCACAATCGGGTTCACTGATATGTCAGACGCAGACAAGGTTGCTCTCCAGACGCTCTATGCGAGCGTTAGGGGATCAGCTGACATCATTGGGGACTGGACCCACCCTGTGTCGTCAGAAGCGATCCCTGTGCGTTTTAAGAAGGGTGCTGTTCCTGAGTTTCAGTACAAAGGCATGGGCACCACATACCGTTGGGACATCAGTAACGTCGTTCTTGAGGAAGTTTAATGCCTAAGCATCTATCCATTGAAACAGTCATCGAAAAGAACCGCATCGCTTCCACAACCGCCTTCGTCATGTTGATTGAAGTAGGCGTCATCAATGAAGTGACAGGCATTCTGGACGAGACCATCTACCTTGCCCGAAACAATGAAGACATCACCTATCAAGGGAATGTCTACACGGCAGCAGCTTTCGATTTCAACATCGAGGAAAGCTCGGAGAGCATTCCTGAAGTATCGGTCAGCATTCAAGATCCAACCGGTGCCGTGATGTCTCGGGCTGAGCAGTACAGCGGCGGGGTAGGGTGGAAGGTTCGGTTCAAGTACATCAACACCGGCAACCTGACGCTCGAACCAGAGATCGAAGAAATGGTCTATGTCGTGGGTGCAACGGCGCAGACGTATTCAATGGACTTCACACTGGGCGCAAGAAACCCACTGTCACAACGCTTCCCCAGACGGATGCAATGGCGTGACAGATGCTCTTGGGTCTACAAAGGCGATGAGTGTGGCTACACGGGCGGCGAGACGTTCTGTGATTACACACTTCAGGGCCCAGACGGCTGTGGCGTTAAAGGCAACACATTGCGCTTCGGTGGATTTCCTGGCATCAGACCTCGTGGATAAAGGGTAAGTCAGTTATGACTTGTTTTAATGACCTAATTGGGTTAAAATTCGAATACGGCGGACGTGGGCCAGAAGCTTACGATTGTTGGGGAGTTGTTCAGGAATGTATGCGGAGATTTAACGGCATCGAACTTCCTGATTACAGGTCTACAAGCTCAGTACAGCAGAACGCTCTCGTCATGGAGCAAGAAGGCGAAAGATTATGGAAATCAATCCCTAATGCGGTTTCTGGGTCTGTTCTTCTTCTCAAGGTTAAAGGCTTTGGAGCGCATGTTGGCTTCGTGACCTCTGACACTCGTTTCATTCATTCACTGGAGAACTTTGGCGTGATGGAAAGTCGCATCAATCAGTTCAAAAGGCAGATTATCGGAGCCTATGAATATGTTGGCGAATGATCACCAACCGGTGATAAAAGCGACAATCATCTATAACCCGCTCGATGTCAAAGACAGGGCGGAAGCCGATCTTGTGTTTCAGGACGGTAAGTCTCTGTCAGCTTATGTTGAAGGACTTCCTGAAGGCATTGAATGGTGCGTGGCTCTGGACTTTCAGGTCATCCCCAAAGACGGCTGGGCTCTGACGTTCCCAAAAGAAAATAGCAACATCACAGTCTCTCCGATCCCCGAAGGCGGTGGTGACGATGGAAAGTCAATTCTGGCTCTTGTAGCTACTGCCGCTCTGGCAGCTTTTGCGGGCCCGACGGCATCTTGGCTTGTAGGTGCAAAAGCCACCGAAGCTGTCCTGGCTATTGCCACAGCTGCGGTTTCTGTTGCTGGCGGCTTGCTGATCAACGCGCTAATCCCGCCACCCCAGAACAGCGATATAGGTCAAGACAGCGCAGCTTACGGCATGGACGGGCCAAAGAACACCTCAACCGAGGGTGTTCCTATTCCAATTCTTTACGGTGAGCATGGCATCGGTGGTAACATCACCGATCTGTACACTGAGAACAGCACAGACGATGACGGCAAAGCGATCCAGTTCCTCTACGGTAGAATTGCCGTATCTGAGGGACCAATTGAAGAGTTCGGCGACATCTTCATCAACGATCAGACTCTGGAATCCTTTGAAGATGTAGAAGTTGCCTACAGCAGAGGCAGCGGCATTCAGCCCGTCAACAACTGGTTCTCTGAATCTGTAAGCCTTGTTAACCAATCTCGTGATGTTACAACCACTTATCAGCGTTACACTACCTCGACAGAAGTAGACAAAATTCGCTTGGACTTTGTTGCGCCAATTGGTCTCAACGTAACAGACGACAAAGGTCGAAGAAACGAAAAGACCGTTGAGTTGAACCTTCGCTATCGCAAGGTTGGTGATACCGAATGGTACGCCATGCAGAACCTCAACTTCTGGTCTCGAATTGCTGACGTGCCTGGGGTTCCTTCTACCGCCGTCAAAGTGAATGTGAACATCAACAACACCTTCATTCCTGACAGAGAAGGTGGTGGCCAAGCGGGCGATAACTACGACTTCAACATCGTCTACAGAGTTGTGGGCTCGGGTACATGGGTCAATCTGGGTCCGACCCAAATTGGCAACGTGCCAATGGAAAGCTCAAAGACCGTAGAGATTGAAGAGTTCAATCTGCCAAGCGCCGTTTATGAGTTTGGCGTTGTAGTCAACTCTCAGGGTGGCGACATCATTATCGGCGAAGCTGATGTATGGATTCAGGCACCTGGCCCAACCAAGATCACGGACAAGCTCCAATCTCCGGTGCGCAGAACCTTCAAGTCGCCACTTCTCGAAGAAGCGGTGTATGAGATTGAGTTTCGCCGCACCGATGAAGAAGGTGATAC